CAATATTTGTAAATGGTGGACCCCTTAATGATTTGCCTACATTCGGCCACAATTCAATTAGACTGTTAGGTGATAGCCCGTCACCATTTGTAGGTTCGCAAAATAAAATTCTTAATGGGACAGAAACAGAATTAACTTTAGCTTTTTGGATAAAGCGTAGTCTTACTGCTGATCCCGCTGCTTTTAGCATTTTCGCAATTAGAGAGGCCACAAACAATCAGACTTTTTTAACTTGGGATTTCAGAGATTTTATTATATGGGGGGCTAGGAACGGCAATGCATATTTTTATAGTGACCTTACTGCTGATACCTCTACAGGTTGGAATCATTTAGCAATCACTGTTGATACAAGTAAAGCAACTTCAGAAAGAGCTAGATGTTTTCTTAATGGAGCCTTTCAATCAACCGCTAGTGCAGACGATACAATCTCTGATGGTTTTCTTATGCTTGGATTAAACCACCCAAGTATTCCAAGTGATACAGATGGAGAGGGCGATTATGCTGATTGCAGAGTCTACAACAGAGCTTTATCTGATTCTGAAATTGCAAATATTTATGGTGGTCAATTGATAGAGAATGGTTTGATTCATTGGATAGCAACCGACGATCAAGATATAGAGGATAAAATTGGTAAAATACCCATGACCTCTAGTGGGGAAACTTTTATTGCGAATGACGGTCCATTCTCTTAATAAAGTTAAAGAAACGGTGTATAATAATAAATAGAGAATAACTGTTATGGCAGATAAAAAATTTACAGATTTCGCACAAAGTTTAACTCCAGCCACAGGAGATTTTGTGGTAGGATACTCAGCATCGAGCAATGAAGAAATCCGTGTTCCGATGATCTCTATACCTATTTCGGGAGCGGGAGGAACAGTTCAAGGGACTGATTCAAACGATCATAATATTAGATCAAGAGATCCAAATGTATCTGGAGGCGGTATTGGCTCTGCGCGAGGAGAATCTTCTGTAGACCTCCAAACACTCCGATCTGCTTCGGATCAGGTCGCTGCGGCGACAGGCTCTGCTATTTTAGGAGGACAGAATAATAAGATTGTTAGTAGTGCAAATCACAGCGTTATCACTGCTGGATCTGCAAACAGTGTTGCCGCTGGTGCATTTCATTCTTTTATTGGTGGCGGCGGTTCTAATTCCGTTAACGCATCATCAACACGTTCTGCAATTGTAGCTGGACAATCGAATCAAACCTCTAATGATTATAACTTTGTTGGCGCTGGAAGAAATAATCGGGTAACTGAAGATTACTCAGTAGTTGTTGGTGGAGATGCTAATCAAGCCACATCTAACAATATTTTTATAGGAGGTGGAGATACAAATACTTCAAGTGGTCCTTATGGGGTTATAGCTGGTGGACACACTAATAATATTACTCAGACTTATTCTTCTATCGTAGGAGGTTATGACAATACTGTTAGCAGTCAGTATTCTGCCGTGGGTGGAGGAAGAGAAAATACTGCTTCTGCACATTACTCTGCTATAGCTGGTGGCTATAAAGGCAATGCAGACAAATTTGGTCAATATGCTTTTGGAGGTGGTCTTAAAGGAGGCTTTGGACTTGGAGAGGCTCAATTTGCAAAATTTGTTATTGCTAACACCACTTCAAATAATACTCAGACAGAATTGTTTCTGGATGGTTCTAGTGCAACGCAAAGAATGACTTTAAATGCTGGAGAAACTTGGATTTTCGTAGCTACACTTGCAGCTAGGGATGGCACAGATTCTTGCGTTTTCGAAATACAAGGTGGCATACATCGAAATGGTGCTACAACAGCTTTGATACAGACTGTAACTGAGAACTTCCACAAAAAGACTACAGGCGCTAATACTTGGGATTTTACCTTAGAGGCAGATGATACAAATGATGCTTTGGTAGCCAAGGTTACAGGTGAGACAAGTAAAACAATCAAGTGGGTAGCCACGGTAGACGTTACTTGTGTTAAATCTTAATCTATTAAAAATTACCCAATCAAGATTAACATAGTGTAAGAATATAAAAATATTATGAGTTTATTAGACGATAACGACAAAGATTTGAAGAAATCCAAGAAGCAGCAGAAAACACAAGCAGAAACCTCAAAAAGAGCGGTTCAGTTACTTGAAGCTCCATCTGACATCTTCCAATCTAATTTGATAAATTGGCAACTTACGATGACATCTCTTTGGGGAATGGAAGGAACTTTCCCTAGAAAAAGATGGGATGATACAAAGAGGGTTCTTAACAAGATTGGAACAGATGCTTCTGAGCTTTTCGCTAAATCTAATGAGCTTTTGCAGTTTCTGGAGTCGCAAAAAGAAGGAGTTGCTTCTAGTAGAGATATTACTGATTACCTAGACCTCATGTTCCCTTACACTGTCCAAGAAGATGGATCTATCACTTTGGATGAAGATGCTAGACCCCTTTCTGCTAAAGAGCTTAGTATGAGAGAGTTTACTGACGGAGAGTAATTGTTAAAAGGGTGCTTCTAGCTCCTCAATAAGACTCCAGATAAGTTTATCTTTTTCTGTAAGAACCCTTTTTGTTTTTGCGCCAATACGCTCTTCTTTATGAGGGTGTATGCTCGCTTCGCATATCTTATCATTTTCGATGTAAACCTCTGTCCAAACGTCACACATTGTAAGTTCTGGAAAGAATTTTTGACGTAGGAAAATAGAGGTTACATCGCGGCACTCTCGTTTCGTCAAGGTAATCTTTTCCTCCTTTGTTCTACAAAAAGAAATCATATTAAAATGATACATTAGTTTTATCTAGAAGTCAATTAAAAAGTGTAATTTATTATATATGCCTCAGAAATCAACCTCTAGGTCGGGCCTCAACATGAGGCACATAGAACTCACCAAAAAGCAGCATGAATTTTTCAAAATCATGTCAGACCCAAAAACAAAAGTGGTATTCCTTTCGGGTCCAGCGGGTTCTTCTAAATCTTTTCTTTCAATCTATACAGCTTTATCTTTATGGTCGGATGGAGATTGCTCTGACATTCTTTATTTAAGAACTGTCGTAGAATCTGCCGAACGAAGTTTGGGATACCTCAAAGGCGGCGAGGATGAGAAATTCAGTCCTTATCTAGCTCCTTTAGAAGAAAAAGTGGATGAGATGCTACAAGCACCAGATAAACAAAGACTTAAAAGAAGTAATGCTTTACTTGGCTCTCCTGTGAACTTTATCAGAGGTCAGGATTGGAAACAGCGCGTTGTAATAGCTGATGAAATGCAGAACGCAACGATGAAAGAATTGATCACGGTTCTTACCAGAATGAATAAAGGGACAAGGCTTTTTATTTGTGGAGACGCTTTTCAAAGCGATATTAAGAATTCTGGCTTTTCTCAGTTATGTAAGCTTTTTGATAGCGAGTTAGCTAAAGAAAATGGCGTGTATCATTTGGCTTTTGACAAAGAAGATATTCAAAGAGACGAAGTTATTTCTTTCATATTAGATCAAATAGAACAAATCATTTAATTGAATAAAATGAATTTATTTCATCTTCTGTATAAAATATTTTCATAGTATCTGTTGTTAAAAGTCTATCGAGGTATTCTTGTGGATATTGTATTTGTTCTTTGGTCTTTTTATATATTGCACTATATTTTTTTTTACTACCAACATTAGTGGTGTTCCATTCTTGCAAATCAAATATAGTTTTAATTTCGTCTATATTAGAATTTAAATCCTCTAATTTGTAAAAGAATAATTTGTTATCATTTCCTAAATCATATAATTGGTATCCTTTTTGTTTATCAAAGTCTTTGATTTCGGTTATATCAAGAAATTCTTCAAACCATTCGTTGAAAGAAAACAAATAACTTTGATTGAAGAAGGCTTTGGTATAATCATCCACTTCTTCTGACTCTTTTAATTCTTCAACAAAGCAATATTCGCCTTGGTATTTATTTTGTTTTGTCTTAAAAGAATTAAAAAATTTGTCTTTGTAAGTTTGAAAGAAGTAAGATAAATTTCTATCTATTGGATTTCTTATTCCAGATACAATTGTTGCGCCCCCTTTGCTTAAAGATTTTTTTAATCTTAACAAATTATGGGAGTGGTGACATGGGTATTTTTTTTCTAGATTATTTTTAAAACTAGAGCTTCCCACTTTCGCGACAGTGATTATTTCAAAGTGTTTCAATTGTTCTGTTCTCCGCAATAATATCCTGTTTAGTTTCTTTTATTATTTCAAAACCTTTTTCTATCAAAGCTGACTTTACTAATTCTAGGTCTTTTTGATTTGTTTTTATGTTAGCTTCGAATTGGACTGTTTTGATAAAAGGGCATTTGTTCCAAGTCAGTAAAGAGTAAAGAAGTCGAGAGTCCATGCCTTCTACATCAAATTTTAGGTAATCAACCTCTTTAACATCGTAAGTTTGAAACAAAGACCTGATGTTTATCGCTGGCACAACAGTTCTTTTTTTGTATTCATTAAAATTTCTGTTTTGATTGGGAAAAATTGATCCGCAACCTCTTAGCCAAGGTTTATCTTCTGGAATGTAACTTTCAGAAAAATAGAAAAACTCTATACGCCCATCTTCGCGTAATTCTACCTTGTCATCGACTATGGCAGCGTTTATCCTAATCAAATTGGGCAAACTAGGTATTTTCTTAAAATATTCGGTAACAGGTTCTATGATTATCCCAATACCGTTTTTTCTTGTGTATAGGTTTCTCCAAGTATTAGCGCCTATCTCTATAAAATCAAAATTCATAAACAGTTTTTGTTTCCTCAATATCTTTTAGATATTTTTCTTTCTTAAATGTTGGTTTATTAAAAATCTTTTCATTTGATCTGTAATCACTAATAAGTGCATTTTTCTCTCTTTCTTTATATTTTTTTTCATACAATAAACCTAACAAAAATTCGTCATATCCGTAGTAGGGGAAGTCTGCCCATTTTTTTGCAGTATATTTAAAGTTAGGTTTCTGATATGTAGTCGAGAATCTCCTTACAGTATTATTTTCTTTTTCATAATTGTTCTGCGTTCCGTCGATATTTAGCCAATCATCGACAGAAAAACCAATTGGAATTTGATCTTGAAAAAACGAGGCTATTGAAACCCCTATGTTTTTTATATAGATTCCAGAACCCATTGTATGTCTGTAAAACTCCTTATTTCCTAGTGGAGACAAAGCAGGGTTCCTTCTTATAAATTCTACGCCACGATTTTGTTTTAATACAGAATGAATTATTTCTTGAGAGCCTAACACCGTATCTGCTGAATGGTCAGTGTCAAAGAAGAGGGCTGATTTATAAAAATCTAACAAACAATATCTAAAACAAGCTCCGTGTCCAATCAACAAAGGATCTTCAAAAATAAAAACATCGACATTATCGCTCAATTCTGGCAAAATTATATTAAATATATTTTTAGAAATTGCTACCGCGCAATGATTCTCTTCTGAAAAGTCTAAGAAATTTTTAACGTATGTATCCCAAAAGCCTTTGCCCCCTTTTACAGTAATATTTTTTAAATCTTCTTTACATAAATTCTTAGAGCGATGAGCGTCTTTTTGGTCAAATGAGAATCTTGGCGCATAGAAAATACAAAAACAAGGTATCCTATTTTTATTAGAATGATTTATCCTCTCTGGTATCAACTTGAAAAGTGATTTATTCATGTAGATTCTTTTTATTATAAGTAAAGAAAAAAACACTATCAACAAAATTATTTAATTGTAATAATCTTTCCAAACATTTATAATTACGTGTAACCAAAATTTTGTAATGATGCACGAATTTTGCGTCCAGTGTGGACATAAAAACTTATTTGAGAGCGTTAAGCCTAAATTCTGCGCTGGATGTGGGCAACCTTTTAACGTAGGCGGTGCTATCGTCTCTAGAGCTAATTCTTCTGAAGAAGAGGTTTTAGAAGAATCTGAGCAAATGCCTCAATTAAACAAAGATAAATTATCTCAAGGCTGGTCTACTCAAGTAGACAACTCTGGCTTTCCTACATTCGGGTCTATTGCTGGATCTGATGCACCTTCTGCGCGGCATCATCGCCCCAAAGGTTTCAAGGGGAAAGATGTAGTTAAATCTACCATGAAAGAATTTGGTAAGGTGACTAAAAGCAGGGAACTCGGCAAGTGATAACATGCGAGAAAGCTTCGAAGACAAGATCGAAGAGATTGATCAGCTTCTCGACATAAATAGGAGTAAATGGCAATTAGATGCTATTCAATGGTTTGATTACGATGATGTAAAACAGATAATCCGTATTCACATCAATGAGAAATGGGATTTATGGATACAAGAAAGACCGTTTAAACCGTGGTGCAGACAGGTCGTTCAGAATCAAATTAGAAATTTAATAAGGAATCATTACCTTACTTTTTCTAAACCGTGTTTGAGATGTAAGCATTATGTTTCTGAAGATGGATGTGCATTTACAAGATCAAAACAGCAAGACGATTCCTGTCCAGATTATGCTAAGTGGCTAAAAAAGAAGAAAAAAGTTTACGATGTTAAATTACCTCTGCCATTAGAAGGTAGGGTTATAACAGCTTCAACGGAGTTATATGATGAATTCGATTACGAAAAAAGCGCAGATAAATTACATAATATAGTTTTAAGAGAATTAAACAATGAAAGACACAAAGAGGTCTATACAATGTTGTTTCTTGAAAAAAAATCTGACGAAGAAGTGGCTTCTAAAATGGGTTTCAAACCAGAAAGCGCCAAAAAGAAAAAGCGGTATAAGCAATTAGATAACCTAAAAAAGAGATTTGCTGAATTAGCCCGTGAAATACTTAACTCTGAAGACATTATTGAATAATGATTGAGCTAACAGCAGAGCAGAGGGAGGCTATTAGAAACACTTTTAAAGTGACTCAAGACCTGATTGAGATTACCAAAAACGTTTTCAAAAACGAAGACCTTGACGGCAGATCGCAAGAAGGTCGTGCGGTTAGAGATTTCCTTGTTTCAGAGGGAATGAAATACAATACAACTAAAAGCACAAAAAAAACCAATGTTCAATTAACAGAAAGTCAAAAGTCTGTTTTGATGTCTAGTCAAGTTTCTTCGTCAATGACCCCTCTTGAGATTGCAAGAGTTGTATTTCAAACACCTGACGTTAAATCACTAGATGCAAATCACAGGTCGGTTATTGAATTTTTAGAAAAGTTCAGACCAGATATAATTGACTCAAGTGCTAAAGCCGCAGATGGAAAATGGCACTCCCCAAAGTCTCATTCTATGGCTATCAGAAGGTGCAACAAGTGGTGCGGCACAAATTTAAAAGAAAACCCTGATGAACTTCCTGCAAAGCAAAGGAAGAATACGGAAAAGCTACTTGAGTATTTAAACATTCATAAATTAATTACTACAGTTAATGCTTATCGAACAGATGCAGACAGGGATTTGTTTGAATCAGAATTTGTAAGAGCGACATGGGATAAACCAGATTTAACCACTGATGAACTTAACCTTTACATGATGATTTGTTCTAATTTTGTAAGGGCCAAGCACATTCAAAACAGAATGGATATTTTTACGGATATGCTTGAAAATGAGGAGCTTGAAAGTCAAGACATCAATATGCGCCTTACAGAACATATTAAGGCAACCAACGAAGAGTTGAACGCTTGTGAAAAAAGAATCGAAAGCTTAACTCAAAAACTAAATGGCGATAGAGCCAAAAAACTAGAGAAAAAAGGGGTAAACACTCAAAACATTCTTTCTTTAGTAGAAGCCTTTCAAGACGAAGAGGAAAGACAAAGGCTAGTAATGATGGCAGAACAAAGACTGTCGCTTGTTGAAGAAGAGGCAGATAGATTAGAATCTTTAGACGAATACAAAGCTCGTATATTTGGAACAAGCAAAGAAGAACTCTTATGAGTGTTACTTGCAAACAATGTGGCGCTACATTTAAAACACTAAGAGGTCTTCATTCCCACGTTAAGGTTCATGGAGGTCAAGAGGTATATTACCATACCCACTATCCTCGCTTAGACTTACACGATGGATTTCTAATAAAGTTCAAGAGCAGGGACAAATACTTCTCTACATTTTTCAATTCATCAGAAAACAGAGAGGCTTATTATTCTTCTGCGTCAGTTTCAGAATCCCGTAAAGTATATTTAGAAGAATTTTTAGCTCATGCTAAATATAAAAACATAGACTTTATTCCTTGTGATAATTATTTTAAATTTAGTAAGCTCTCTGGTGTTAAGGTTATCAAAAAATTATTTGAATCTTGTGCTTGTTTTGCTGATCAATCTGATTTGAGGCAAATATATACAGAAAAATTGCCTAAGAGCTTTTGGGATAGAGACAAGGGACTAGATGAAATGACGGTCTTTGTAGACACTAGAGAGCAAAAGCCTTTTGAATTTAAAAATAGCATTATCAATAAATTAGATTTTGGCGACTACGTTGCTTCTGGAAATTTTTTTAATAAAACTTATGTAGACAGAAAGAGCTTAGAAGATTTCAAAGGAACATTTGGAAAAGGCTATCAAAGGTTCAAACAAGAAGCGCAAAGGGCAAAGCAGTTTGACTCTTATCTTTTTGTAGTTGTTGAAGCCAGCATAAAGCAAATAGAACAAGAAAATGAGAGTTCTAGGCATCCTTCCAAACTAAATTACATCTTTCATAACGTAAGAAACTTTCTTCTTTCTTATCCAGAGAGCAGTCAAATTGTATTCTGCGATAGCAGAGAAGAAGCTAACGATATAACAAAGCGTATATTATTTAACGGTCCTATTTTATGGGATTGCGATTTTCAATATTTTTTAGATCAAAGACATGGCTTGGAGTAAAGGAATTCAAGGTCATCGCATGGAGTATTCTGCGAGGGCTATAAACGAAGAGATATTAGAGAAAAAAGGTTTCATCCAAGAGGGCGAAGCTAAAGTTCTTTTATGTAAATTTTTAAGGAATAATATTTCCTTGGCATCAGAGATGATTATTGGGATGAAGCTTTTCCCTTTTCAAGCAATGCTTATCAAGGGCATGATGATTGGTGACTTCTCAATGTTTGTATTGTCTCGCGGTATGTCTAAAACTTGGTCTGCTGCGATTTATGTGATGCTTCAATTAATATTCAGACAAGGCATAAATATTGGAGTTCTTTCTAGTGGTTTTAGACAAGCTAAGTTTATATTGCAAAAATGCGAAGACATACTCAAAAAACCCGCCGCTGCTATGGCATCTCCTATGTTCACTTTACAGAAAGGAACAGATCAATGGACTTTGAGTTGTGGAATGAGCAAAGCTATGGCACTACCTTTAGCAGACGGTTCTCGACTCAGGGGTTTTCGTTTTTCTGTTCTACTATTGGATGAGTTTTTAAATATTCCAAAAAATATTTTTCAAGAAGTCATTTTGCCTTTTCTTGGGGTTATCGACAACCCAACAGAGAGAGAAGACTTGGCATCCTTAGAGGACGAATTGATTGCCAATGGAAAAATGAAAGAGGAGGATAGGTATAAATGGATCAACAACAAACTTATCATGCTTTCTTCTCCTTCTTATACTTTCGAGTATATGTATGAACTTTATTGTCAATATAGAGATGCTATCTTAGGTGTTGATATTAGAACTGATGCAGATGAAGAGTTTGATGCAGATGCCTACAGAATTATCTTTCAATTGAGTTACGATTGTGCGCCAAAGGCTCTTTACGACAAAAATCAGCTTCAAGTAGCAAAGCAAACTATGTCTGAGGCTGTATTCAATAAAGAATATGGAGGTCAATTTGTATCAGAATCAGATTCATATTTTAAGCTTTCTAAAATGGCAGCTTGCACAGTTCCAGACGGAGATGCACCTTTTGTTCAGATAGCGGGGAACCCTGACCGCAAGTATGTGGTCGCAATTGACCCCTCTTGGTCTGAGGACAGCGGCTCTGATGATTTTGCTATGGAAGTATTCGAATTAGACGAAAGCTCTCAGAAGGGCTGTCTGGTCCATGCTTACGGTCTTGCTGGAACAGGGTTGAAAAAACATATTCAGTATTTCCATTATCTAATAACTAATTTTAATGTTCAATGCGTTGTATTGGATTATGCTGGCGGCGTTCAGTTTGTTTCTGCTTGCAACGAGAGTGAGCTATTTAAAGAAAGCAAAATTCATCTTAGTGGCATAGAGACAGAAGGCGAGTTTGATAAGCCTGAGACATACCTTAAAGATTTAAATACCTTCAAAAGAGAACTGGCTCCGACTCAGCATAAGTATTGTATTTTAAGAAAGCCTTCTTCTAATTGGATTAGACAAGCGAATGAATTGCTCCAAGCTAACATCGACCATAAAAGAATATTATTTGCTGCTCCAGCACATGATGAAAATTTTAACAAACAACGGAAGAAAAATATTCCTATTGAAAACTTGAAATGGGATACAAGAGTTAAAAAACAATCTTCTGGTGCTGCTAAAATTGATTTCTTAGATCATCAGGTTTCTAAAATAGAACAGACAAAACAACAGTGTGCTAATGTAGAAGTGGTGACAAATCCTCAAGGCTCTCAAACCTTTAGATTGCCGCCACATATGTCTCGTCAAACTGGACCGAACAAACCAAGAAAAGATAATTATTCTGCGCTTGTATTGGGAAATTGGGCTATCAAAACTTATTTTGACGCGATGAATACAACAGAAGAGGTAAAGACGTTTGACACCTTCACTCCTTTTGGCGCTTGATTATTTTACAGCTTCAGTAGGCCAAGGCTTCCAGCCTATTTTATCTTTAGTGTGTTCTCTGCCAAAAAAGTGATCGGCTTCATGCGAGGCGATATATGACAACGATTTGGGGTCGTTTTGAAACCTATCCGTGATACCTACTGACGGGGGTATGATGCCGCCGCCCTTCTGGAAGTATCCATAAGTTTCGCCCTTGTAATGAGGCGACCACCGTGAACCATACCTTCTTGGGAAATAACTTATTTTTAAACCCACTTGATTATCAGACTCTTCAAAAAATGTCTTATATCTATGAGCGCCCTTTGACTTGTTGAAGCCTTCGATCACACCAGCTTTGGCATCTTCTTCCCACTTTGGAACGTCTCTGTAAATGTTTTTAAAAACTATCTTTTGAACAGATACTGATTCTTCTTTTGTAATTGGCTTCTCTGGAGTTTTTTCTCTTACGCCTCCGCAACTAGAAAGAAGTAATATTACAATTAGATATAGCAGAAATAAAAATCTTGTCATTTAAACTAATTACACATATATTCAATCGTTTAATGTGTAATTTATTATGATGAGAGTTTCCGATAAACAGTATAAACAGCTTTTGGATATTCAAAAAGCATTCGAATGGGAAGGCGTTAAATTAGACTCATTGTTAAAAGAAATGAAAGAACAAGAAGAAGAAGACGAGCAGCCTACTGAGCCTATTGAGGTTCCAGTTGAGCCTACTGGAAAAAAGATAGCCATATGTGTCGGTCACAGTAGAAGTGGCGATAACGGAGCAGTTAATACTGACGGAGTTTCAGAACACACATACAATGGTCAAATCGCTCACAATCTTAGCCAAAAATTATCATCTCACGGTATTGAAAGTAAAGTTTTTGATTATTACGAAGGCAGCGGTTATGGATCAGCCATGTCTTGGATAGGGGATCAGGTTAAAAAGTATGATGCTGACATAGCTATTGAACTACATTTTAATAGTGCCTCTCCAAGCGCGGCTGGTTATGAATATCTTTACTGGCATTCAAGTAGCTCGTCCAAAGCTTTAGCGGACTCTTTGCTAAAAGCCCAAGAAGAAAAGACCCCGCAAATGAAAAATAGGGGCATCAAATCTAAAACTTCTAGTGATAGAGGTTCTGGCTTTCTTTCAAAGACTCATTGCCCTTCTGTTATCACAGAGCCTTATTTTGGATCAAATAAAGAAGAGACTATTTACTACAGGGACAAGACTATCTTGGAAGACATTTATACCAAAGGTATTATAAATTACTTTGCCAGATAGAGTTTAACCCAAAACCTCTTCAAACAGCTTCATCATATTCATGTCAATTTTACTTATTTTTGACTTTGGAATGATTTTTTCTGGCATTTTAAGAAACAATTCTGACTTGTATAGCTCTGTATAGTTGCTCATCCATTTCCTTTTTAAGAAACAAAAATGGTAATAATATAAATATAAGTTAGCCGACTTAGTATAATCCTTTACGCAAATTGGAATATCAAACTTTTTTATAAGTTTTAAAGACCGTAGCTCGCAGTCTCTTTCAACGAGTATAATATCAATAAGCTCATCCCAAAGCTTTATACCATCGCTGCTTTGTTTTTTTGCGAGCCAGTTCCAAAAGTGGGTTCCATCCGAACCATTTTCCCATAAGGGCGCTTTGTCTACAGCCTGAGTAAAATGAGCGAATTCATGGACAAAAACCTCCATGAATTTACTGCATTTACCAGCTACGATTATTTCTTTTCCGTCGCAAGAGCCGCTGTGTCTTCCGCCATCTGATAGATATTTTACATTTCTAATAATTAATCGTCCGTCATTTTTTGTAATGTAGTCTTTTGCGTATTCAAGGAAGGGCTGGAAATCTTTTTTAAAAACAATATCTTTGTGTATTCTAATGTTTTTCATTTATAAGTATTACACAAGGCTAATACCAAGACTTAGAATACTGAATATAATATTTATTCTTTTAAATTGTTTTTTCTTTTTGCTTTTAATAAAATACAAATAAGAAAGATATAAAAGTCAACAATTTTTTAACTTTGGCGACTTTTTGTGTAAGAATAGACATGGCAAAGCGTCCCTACAAAAAACGTAATCTAGAATACTGGAACAACTTATCAGAAGGAAAGCTGCAAAACCCTCCACCTACACAGCCTGTAGAGAACGTTAATACAGATTTTGAGCCGTTTACATTTGGAGATCCACTTCTAGATTTGGAGTCAAACGCTAGTGCTAGTAGATTAAGTAATCCAAGTGGAAGAAGAAAAAGCAGAAGCAAAAACCTTGTTGCTACTGGAGGGATAAGAGATAAGTATGCTAATATTGATGAAGGTTTGCTCCCCTTTCACTATAATCGTGATTGCGTTGGAGTTTCTGACGCTGTTCTTCTTTGTCAAAAAGCTTACTTTAACATTGCGGTCTTCCGAAGCACTATTGATCTTCTGTCTGAATTTGCAGATGCAGAGCTTCATCTGAAAGGTGGAAACGCATCGAGTCGTAAATTTATTAATTCTTGGTTAAATCTTATTCGTATTCACGATCTAAAAGAACAATTTTTTAGAGAATATTATCGTTCTGGTAATGTATATCTTTACCAATTAGATGCAAATGTCATGCCCAAAACGATAACTAACTTTGGGCTTACTTCTCATGCTGCTAAAGAAAAGGTTCCAGTAAAGTATATTCTTTTAAATCCATCTGACATCAAGGTTGCAGATCAATTGGCTTTTGGTAGCTTTGCTTATACTAAAACACTTACGCCTTTTGAAATTGCTAGACTCAAGCACAGAGAAGATGATCCAGAGGCTCAGAAGATTTACGATGGACTTTCTGAGAAGGTAAGAAAGCAAATTGAGTCTTACAATGCAGTCAACACTTTGAATCAAGAGATTCTACTAGACTTAGACGTAGAGCTTTTCCATCCTGTATTTTACAAAAAACAAGATTACGAACCATTGGCAGTGCCATTAGGCTTTTCTGTTCTTGATGATCTAAACAAAAAGGCAGAACTTAAAAAGATAGATCAAGCTATGGCTCGCTCTATTGAAAATGTTATTCTTCTTATCACAATGGGCGCAGAGCCAGATAAAGGAGGAATCAATCATAAGAACGTGGCTGCAATGCGTGAATTACTTGAAAGTAATAGCGTCGGTCGAGCTATTGTTTCTGACTACACCACTAAGGGTGAGTTCTTGCAGCCTGATCTTAAAAAGGTCATGGGCAAAGAGAAGTATGAAGTTCTCAACAAAGATATTCAAGAGGGCTTAGGAAACATTCTTCTTGGAGAATCTAAGTATTCTGATACAGAACTAAAAGTTCAAATATTTTTTGATAGACTTGAAGATTCAAGATCAAGATTTCTAAAAGACTTTCTACAGCCTGAGATCAACAAGGTTTGCAGGAAAATGGGATTTAGAGAAGTTCCCAAAGCTGTCTTTAACAAAAAAGAGACAATAGCAAAAGAAAGTTCTCAAAGACTTATTGCTCGCATGATGGAGCTTGGTGTTCTAACTCCAGAGCAGGGAATGGAAACCATTAACAAAGGCCATTTCCCGAAAGCTGAAGAAATGGAAGCTTCTCAGAGAAAATATCTGAAAGCCAGAGAAAAAGGGTATTATGTTCCTATAGTTGGTGGTCAGGCATTGATAAAAGAAGATGTGGGCGAAGATGCAGAAGATGTTGAAGCTATTTCAATAAATAAGATTCCTAACGAGAAAAAGAAAACAACAGGCATGAGCCAAAAGAAATCCGCAACCGTCTCTGCTCCTTCTGGTGGCAGACCGATGGGCGCAGTTTCTTATTCTAACTCAGCTTTGATGGAAGTAGTGGAATCAGCTAAAGGTCTTGAATCTGTAGCCAAAGAAATCTACAAGAAGGAATTGGGGATCAAGCGTTTCAATAAAGAAAAGAAAAAGCTTATAACTGATCTTTGTAGTGCGGTTATTATCAATTCTGATGCTACGAATTGGGAGCAAGATTTAGAAGAAGTTATTTTAAATAACTCAAAACTTTTAAGTTTAAGCACTCATCCTAGTGTATTAAGTCTTGCAGCAGAGCATCAACTTGATGACTACGCCGCTGCTCTTCTTTACCATTCTACAAAAATAGATAATGTCAAATAATAAATTTAAATTAACAGGCATCATTCGTGCCATTGATTCTTCTGACTATGATAAAATGGGAGTATCAAAGGCAGCTTTTATGTCTCAGGCTAGTAGCCTTTTTCCAAAAGAAGTAGATGTAAGTGAATCATTTGATCTTCTTCCGGTTGTTTTTAATTTAGGTGTTGTAAATAAGTTCAATGCAAATGGAGATGGCATTGATACTGTTCGTGCCGCTCAAATAATTAAAAAGTTTATCCACAAGCCTTTAAACATTGAACATTTCAAGCCTGATATTGTTGGTCACATTGTAAACGCAAGTTTTACAGACAAAGAACCAGATTACTTGGAAAACTCAGTCGAAGATTTTTTAGATAGGGAAGATCCATTCTTTATTTCTGTAGCCGCTGTAATATACAAACATGTATATCCAGATTTGTCTAAGGCGATTATGAAGGCTTCTGATCCAGAAGACCCTTCTTATCAAGCTTATTCTTCTTCTTGGGAAATTGCTTTTTCAAAATATAAAGTATGTGTTGGCAGTCATTTGTTATCCGAATGTGACGTTTATGAAGAGGGAACTGCTGGATACGAAAAGTATGATAAGCAATTAAGATCAAGCGGTGGAAAAGGCGGTAACAAAAGCGAGCCTGTTAGTAGGTTGTTTGATGGAAAGATAATTCCAGTTGGAGCAGCTTTGACCGAAAACCCTGCCGCTGAAGTCAAAGGAGTCTATTCATTAGTAGATTTAGTTAATAGACAAGATCAAGAAAAAATATCTAATAGTAATAAAAAAAGTTCCGAAAACGAAGAAACTCCTGTAAACGATAAAAACGATAATAGTGATATTATGACCGAAGAGCAATTTAACGAATTGAAAAAGCACATCGAAGACCAGATTGGTTCTTTCGATATTAACGAATCAACCGCTTCTACTGTAGGCGAAAAATTTGCCACCGTTCTTGAGGACGCTGCTAAAGATTGGAAATCTTCTAGCGAAGCTGCCAAAGAGAGGGAGGAAGACTACAAGAAGGAAATGGAAGAACTTAAAAAGCAACTCGCTTCTGCAACCGAATCTCTCGTTGCTCTGAAGTCCGACTTGGAAATGCGTAAGGCTGCTGAAAAGTATAATGGACGCATGGAAGCAATGGCAAGCGTGTTCGAACTCAATGAAGAAGTTGAGGCAATCGTAGCCAAGCAAATTAAAGATATTGAAACTGACGAAGATTTCGAATCTTATTTAACCGAAGCAAAAATTCTTTTTGCTGACAAAACAAAGGAAGCCATCGCAGCCGTTGAAGCGGCAGAGGAAGCCGAAAAGAAGCACGACGAAATTGAAGAGTCCAAAGCTTCTGAGGAAGAAAGCGAAGAAGGCGAAGCTGAAGAAGCTGACGCAGAAGGCGAAGAGGAAAAAGAAGGTGAAGATGAAATTGAAACCTCCGAAAGTTCCGATTCCTGTGTAACAAACAACAACGGTGACGATTCAACTGAAGAAAATCTTTTCGACAGGCTCAAAAAGGCTGGACTTCAACTTGAAAACTAATAACCCAAAGATTTAAAAAAAAAACTAAAACATCATGGCACAAGTAATTACTCGACTACTTCCTAACCGAAACTTCGACCCGAAAAGCGAAGTCAACATGTTCGCTCTGGATGCTGCATCTGGAGAAGCTGGAACTTTTGTTAAAGTCTCCGCTGCTAACCTCTCGGACGATCCTGTTGCTTACGTTGATCGTCCCGATGCTTTCGCAAACAGCCTTGGCAATGCCACTTCTCAGTATCCAGCAGTTACTCGTAAAGTAACCGCTGCTGGAACCGGAGACGGTGGAGTTGTTATCGGCATGATCACTCGCGATGTTCGCGAAAGAGACGAAAACGGCGAAAGCCTTCACTTCTATCCTCAGAAAAAAGAGGAGCTTCAGTGCGTTGTTTCTGGAGAAGCTAACCCTATCGTTTCTCGCGGAACCGTTGAAATTAACGTCAGGGGTCTTGCTGGTGGAGTTGCTCCTAACGTTGGCGACCTCGCAGTTCTTGAAGCTGGTGGTAAAATTACTGGTGTTAGCGCAGCCGCTGCTACCGCTCAACAGAAAGCCGATACGGTCGGAACCATTCTTGGAACTGGTCTTCGTGTATCTCAACAATCAACTGACTCTCTTGCAGGTCCATATGCAATGCTTAAATTCTCTGTATAACTTAAACCAATAAACCTCAAGAAAGACTTTAAAAATGCAAATTAAACTAGATAAAACCGAAGATCAAATCGCACTTATCAAAGCTGTCGCCTCTAAGGATAGAGACGTTGCTTATGAGGCAAAGGCTACTGTTGCAGAACTCGTCGGTCCTGTGATCAGCGAAGTAATCAATAACGCTCCTAGCATCTCGTCGCTTTACACGACTGCAAGCTTCAGCGAAGATGACAACCTTTCAATGCCTCTTGATCTCTTGCACGATGTAACTGATCAAGATTACATTCGCGTTCACTCACAGACTGTTGCTGGAGGACTTAGCTCTAACGAGATGTTCCCTGCACAGGATGAACTGAAATTCAAAACCTACTCTCTTGACTCCGCTTGGAGCTTCGACAAGAAGTATGCTCGTAAGGCTCGCGTTGACGTTGTTTCCGCTGTCTTCACTCGCATGGCACAGGAATTCCTTCTCAAGCAAGAGAAGACTTCTGTAAACCAGCTTCTCGGCGCACTTGTTGCTGCTGACACTAAAGTTGGTGGTAGTGCTGCTGCTGGAAATCACGTTATCAGCACTCTTGCTGATGATCGTCTCCAGCTTGCTGACTTCAACGCTCTTGTTACTCGCTCTAAGCGCATCTGGAGCAACTACTCCAGCGGAACTCCTGTTGGTGGTTCTATGGTTGGCGTTTCTGACCTCATCATGTCTCCAGAGGCAGTTGAGAGCATCCGAAGCATCGCTTACAATCCTGTCAGCGAAAATCAGGGTCACGGAACTGACGCTACTGACGCAATGCGTGAGGCGCTCATGGGCCAAGGTGGTCTTCCTTCCCTTTTCGGTATCGGAATCATCGAAATTCTTGAGCTTGGTGTTAACCAGCGTTACAACGAAATCTTCGATGCTGTTAATACCGCTGCTGGATCTCCTGTTACTTTTGACAACACCAAAGATGAAATCATCATCGGTGTTGATCGCGGAAACACTGGACTTATTCGCCCCACCGTTACGGAAGAGGGTTCGGCCACTGAGGTTACTGTTGAAGTGGATGACCAGTTCGCAGTTCGTCAGAACAAGACCGGATGGTATGGTAAGATTGAAGAAGGTCGTATCGTTACGGAAGACCGTCGTCTTTCGGGTATCGTCCTCACAGGTGCTTAATAAGAACCTGTTTAATTAAAAAAAGCACGACTCGTTAATCGGGTCGTGCTTTTTTGCTTTAAATCAGTCATTAAAATTAATATAATAAGGCATGGAAAAACAAGACGAATTTGACTTTTCAGATGGCAAAGACCGTGAGACAAAGCAGCCAAAGGAAAGAAGTCAGGCAGAGTTGGAACAATTGCTTGATATGGGTAAGATGAATCCTTATCAGACTTTGAGTAAGGCTACCTTTATTGAGAGGTTAGATGAAATGGATTTGGACGAAAAGCGTCAACTTGCCATCAGGGTTGGAGTTACTCCTGTCAATAACAATACTCAACTTACAGAGCGCCTTGTAGATAATTTTGATGATTTTATTTCTAAGTCTAGAATGATCCAAGGAACAACAACCAACGATATTGACCCCTCTAGCGAAGAGTATAAAAAAATTAAACACCTTCTCTGAACTACTTAAAAAGTGTAACTGTAAGAGATATGAATGATTTACAATCTCTTGCAGAAGATATCGTTACATACTCCTTTCCAGACGATACGGGAAGGTTTCCCGTTTCTTTTATTTCGGGTTGGTTAGAAACGCATATTGGCGAGTTTAACGGACTAACTCACGAAGATTTCTATATTGATGAAACTGGAGGCATTGGGCCAAGTGGTCTTTTGCCAGTAGAGAAAGATATTTTTAAAGCTTTATACGAAGAAGAGTATTACGAAAGAGCAGCTAGAGAAGCTCTTAGAGGAATTGTATGGGCAGATAGTAACGGAGACAGCGTTACTATGGTCAAGGAAGGCGACACTACAATTCAAAAGGTAAGCAAGCATCAAATTTCTAGAACCTTCTCAGAATTCGCTGCTGCTGCTCGCGGTAATCTTGAAGAACTTTTGTTTCAATATAATATGCAGAAGTCCTCTCCTATAGGAGTTGACAGCGTAGAAGGACTTGCAGACACTGAATACGACTGTTTTAATCACGATCACTAATGGCATCATTATTCAGCGATAACGAAAAAAATGCAATTGAAAGTATGTTGAACGATGTTCACGACACTTTCAAAAAAAGTATATATGTTTATATAGAAGAAGTAACTTCTATTGATTTTTCAGATACTCAATTCAACCCTATTTATGGGAGGTCTTTTAATCAAGCTAAAACATCAAAAGATAAAAAACTTACTAAGCATACAGTAGAGGCTAGAGTATTTTACGACAGTCAAAAAGATAATGAATTTATTGAAGACATTGGTGCGGGTTCTTCAGAAAATATAATTCGTATTAAGGTAAATTACGACGCAAAAGAATTAATCAAAAATGCTTCAGTAATAGAAGTGGATGATGAAAGATATTCTCTCATATCAGATGCAGAGGCTATTGGACCTTTCAGTAATACATATTGGAAAATTTATTTAAAACGCGATGGCTAAAACAACTGTTCATATTGATCAAAGAAAACTTTTAGGAGAGCTTAGTGCGGGTAAAAATCTAAAGGTTACGTCGAATATTGTAAAAACGGAAGTAGACAAAAAGATCAAAAAATCTCAGGATGATCTTATAATAGAATACGAAAATCATCCTGTTACGCAAGAGATTGATGGTGGACCAAGTGCCTCCAATATCTCTGGAACTTTAGGAGGAAGAGGGAATCTTTTTTCTTTCATTGGTTTCAACAGAGGGACTAATCCAACTGCGGTTGTAAAAACAAGATTAGCAAGGCCAATCAAATCTAAAGTTTTAAAAGCTGGTTTTGGGCGCTTCACAGTGCAGCTTGATGCACCCACTAAAAAAGAATTAGAAGAAAGCACACCTATACCGTGGAGTATTGGCAGAAGTTGGCTTGACGGTGTAGAAAAAGGCATATCTGGTTTGGGTAGATATATGTTTAAGAGTGCAAATGTGAGGTCTTCTCGTTCTGGCAGAGCTATTCAAGTAACTAAATCTAAAGGTGGTCGATTTAGAAATACACCTTACGTTTCTAAAATGTTAAATAACTTTTACAGGCGGCTTTCAAAATGAAAACTCAATTCGCACATAATTTACTTCATTCTTTTTATCTTTGGTTTGAAAGAGAGCTTCTTAGCGATAAATCTAAGGCTTACAAAATAGATCAAAGCAATACTTTTAAATATGTAAATTTTCCAGATGTTCCAAATTCACACTTAGGGTATCAAGGTCAGTTTAGGCAGCTTGTTGCCGATCACTGCGTAGATAAACCTAATTCTGGTATATTTATTGATGGATCTTTTATATCAGGAGACAATTCTGATATTTATATAGATTACAATGGGGGGAGAGTTATCGTCCCTACTGCTAGTGGGACTGGTCTTAATATTACAGCAAACAATACTATTAAGGAAGTAAACACTTATGTGTCTAGCGACGATGAAGAGCAACTACTTGTTGCCAGTGATTTCGTAGACGCATCTGATTTAACCGAAACATATCTTTTCTCTAAAGATAGTAAGCTAGATGAAAAAACCTATATTCTGCCAGCTTGCTTTATACGTTTGATAAATAATGAAAACGAAGATTTTTCTTTTGGAGGAGAAGATGAATCAACTACAAGAATTAGAGTGACTATATTAGCTACAGACAATTATTTATTAGATGGCGTTATTGGATTATTCTCTGACACCAATGAAAGGTGCATCACGCATGTTCCTTTTGAAAATTCGCCTTTTGGCTTTTTTTACTCTGTCAAAGATTTTCCTTACTGTTATGAAGACTATATTTCAAGCCTTTCTGGAAAGAGCTATGTCAAAGAGGTGAACTCCTCGAAAACAAAGAATTCGTTCAGTTCAGAAAAAATACAAAAAAATATTTATATTGGCTTTTTAGACTTTGATTTATCGACTTACCGATACCCTAGAGTCTAAATTTCGTGTAATTGTCGGTAGAACTAATTTTAAAATATTATGGCACGATCTCGCGTTCTTTCACAAAGTAAAGCTGTTTACGTCACAAAGACTGGTGTTCTACAGGGAACATCATCTGGCGTAGAAGCGACTCAACTACACAGAATTGACAACCTTTCGTTCGATGTGGACATTGCTGGTTCACGACAAGATATTCGTGAATTCGGTAAACTTGCACGAATTGGAACACTTGTTGATTCTGATCTTAATGCTAACGCTTCTATTGGTTATCTTTTGACTGATGGAGAAAACGAGCATCACCTTGGATTTCAAATCAAAGATTCTCTTACAGGAGACTTTGTTGGAAACCTTCAAGGTATTTCTGGCTTCTTGGTTGAAGATGATGATCTTAAAGAGCGCAATATCTTTATTTGCACAGTTGGAGAAGGTAAAGATGCTTTTGCTACTGAGTCTTGGAATGATCGCGCAGAACATGACGTTGTTGGCCTTGGTAATGCATTCATCTCTGATTACCAAGTAGAACTTAGTGTTGGTGACATTCCAAGAGCAGACGTTACTTTCGAAGCAAATAACCTTGTTTTTTACACTGGAGCAAGCTCTGGTCTTGCCAACCCTTCTTTGGGCCTAACTGACGCTACAAAAATTGATACTGGTCTAGTTGCACTTCCTATTCCGACAACTGGAGAAAGTGATGTGGACGTTCTTCGTCATGGTCAAATCGAGCTTACTCTTGAATCTTCAACTCCTCTTGGTATTGGTGGAGCCGACTTAGCTGAATTCCACCCTCAGAGCGTTTCTATCTCTGTCCCATTGGCTCGCGAAGCTCTTGAAAGACTTGGTAACGAGAGAGCCTATTCTCGTCCTTTAGCATTCCCAATTGACGTTACTCTTTCTGTTAGTGCTATCACAGCGGACCTTCAAGCTGGAGAGCTTTCAACGCTTCTTACTGGTTGTGGTGGTCAAGAAAAAAGAAACATCAATGTTAAACTTAAAGACCGTTGTGACGGCACGACTCTTCGTTTGGGCTATCAACTCAGACAGGCTGTTCTCGACAGCCAGAGCTTCAGTCAAGACCTTGACGGTAACGAGACTGTTGACCTTCAGTTCTCCGCTCAAATTGGTGGGGCTGGCACTGTTACTGATGGTTTCTTTATGACAGGAAGCTACGATCTGGCTGAAGGAAGCCCACTGAATCCAACTATGTTTAATCAATAAGATTTATACCTTAGTATTGTTCATAACATTAAAGGCGGGGATTTCCCCGCCTTTTTTGTGTAATATATAATACATGAAAACCAGATCCATAGGTTATCATAATAAAGATTTTATTTTTTCTGCTGATATTCAAGTAAGTGTTCCTGAGAGCGGATTCTTACTTCAGATAGGGAGATCAGGAGATCCTGATTTTTATCCAGCTATATCCTTCTCTGGATCAGAAGGTTTTATATTCGATCAAGAAGGAGAATTTATTGGTGGATATAGACAGAACGAACTTTTTAATATTTCTGGTAATTATTTCTATGGCGAGCAAAGTATGTCTGGAGATGTCCTGATAGACCACACAGGAGAAGCAAGGTTTGCTTACTTTTTAAATGGTAATCTAATTTCTAATAATATAAATGGTCAGACTGGATTTCTTGAAATGGTTCATTTTGAAGATCACGATAATCAAAATAATCTTTTCTTTGAAATAATTAAACAGACTGGAGCTTCTTCTGTAATAAGAGATAGTGGGTCTACTTATCTTCTTTCTTCTGAGGGTCATTATCTAGGGTATTTAGATTGATTTTTTGTAAAAAATCAATTATAATTATACGATGAAACCAATTTATACTTTTACCGTAGGTGAAGGCGAATCTGAAAAAAAAATCGCTGTATTGAAACCTACCTATTCTCAAATTGAAGCGGCTGAATTCATATTTGGACAGCACTTTAATAAACTTATCCAAGACGGCTACATGAGTCGGGCTATGATGGATAAAAAGTTCAATGATATCGGAGGGTTAGTTTCACAAAAAACAAATGACGAAGTTAATGAAGCAGTCAAGCGTCTTTTAGAGGTTTCAAAAACAATCGAATTTTATGAAGGCGCAAAAGATGAGGATCTAGACGAAGAGCAGAAACAGCAGCTTAAAAATGCCGAAAACGATTACATCAAGATCCAACAAAATATCTTAGAAAAGGATTATAATTTAGAACAAATGTATAATCAAAGTGCAGATGCTAAAGCAGAATCTCATTTGATGAAGTGGTTTACATTAGAATGTTCTTATTATTATGAGAAAGTGCTTTCTAGAGAAGACAAGAAAGTTGTAGAAGAGAAGTTTGAGCTTTTTGAAGGAGCAAATTTTGAAGAAAAGACAAAGGAATTCAATTTGCTATTAGAAGAAATTGAAGATAACGAAGAGCAAGAACTTACAGATCGTAAGAAGATGGCTGTAGAAGCTTTGCCTACAATTAATAAAGTCCTAAGTCTTTGGTATAAGCAACTAGCAACAGATCAAGAGAGTATGGAAAAAGCCTTAGAGAAATTCTTTCCTAAAGAAGAAGAAGGGCTTGGGATTCTTGGGCAAGATGTCGATTCAGATGACCAAACTGACTCTGAAAAAGAACCAAGTTCAGAGAAAAAAGCCCCTGCCAAGAAGGTCGCTAAGAAAAAGGCAACAAGCAAAAAGATAGCCAAGAAAAAGGTTAACGATTGAACACAGAAGAAATAGCGTGTCAGATTTTAGAAGGGGTTTCGCCGCTTGTTGTAAGCGGGGAAACCTTTTTCTTTAAGCACCCCACTTTAAAGCAAAAGGTGAGTGATATCAGAATACAAAAGGAATGCGAGGAAAGTGGAAAAAAACTAGGCATTAAAAGCGAGGAAACGCTGATAGAAGAAGCTATAAAATCAGGTGCTTGGTCTAGAGATAATGAAGATAGAATTGAAGATTTAAACTGGTTGATAGAAAAAACAGAGTCATCTATAAATAAACTTTCTGACCCAAACCTTCTAAGCCACAATAAGAAAACGGTGGATGGATACAAAAAGGATTTAAAAGAACTTAATGTAAAAAGACTTAAATTTTGTTTAGCCTCTCTTGAAAACTATGTGTTGTCTAGATCGCATAACGTATTTTGCAAGAGAGATTGTTATAAAATAATAAATGATCAAGAAGTATCTGTGAACGAGATTGATGCTAAAAATATAATGGAGGCTTATATGAATACATATACTTCATTATTAAATAAAAATGAACTGATAAAAGCATCATTTACCCCTGTTTTCTTTGATTTGGTCTACATGTCAGAATCTCCATTAGAAGTTTTTCCAGACCCAATGAATTCTATGACAATATTTCAAAAGGATATGTTATTTTATTCTTTTATCATTGCTTCTAAGCTGAAAAATATGGAAATTCCAGATTCTATCAGGGGGAATCCAATGGCTATATATAATTTCAAGCCAAAAAAAGACGGGGAAAAGACTAAGGAACAATTTAATGCTAGAAAATTTGTTGAAAGTAAAGGTGGATTAGAAAAAATGAAACCAGAGGACAAATTATGAGCTAATTGTGTGTAAATAGGTGTATGGCAAGCCCTTCAACAACAATTAATGCCAATCTGAACATTAATGCTGCGAGCGTCAAAAGCGCCCAAAGAAAAGTTCAGTCAGCGTTCAATAACATTAATTTAAGTTCTAAGAAGGTATCTGAATTTAGTAATTCTCTAGGTCGAATCACTGGTCAAGCTAGTGAGTTTAAAAAATCAATGGATGCTGCTACGGCGCGCGTTTTCGCGTTTGGCGCTACTGCAACAGTTATCAATGGCATAAGCCAATCATTCAAAGCTCTAGTAGCAAGCACTATTGACGTAGAAAAACGATTAATTGAAATCAACTCTATTTTTGGTGCAACTGAAAAGCAATTTGCTGCTTTTAGAAAATCAATTTTCGAAGTAGCCAAGAATACAGGTCAAGCTTTCACTGTAGTGGCTGATGGTGCGGCTGAACTCGCTCGTCAGGGTCTTAGTGCGGAAGAGACAGCGAAGCGTCTAAACGCCTCTCTGATCCTTACAAGGGTTTCTGGTCTTGATGCAGTTTCTTCTGTTAATTCCTTAACCGCTGCTCTTAATGGTTTTACTTCTGCTGGTTTAACCGCAGAATCAGTCGTTAACAAAATTATTGCAGTTGATACGGCATTTGCTGTTTCTGCTAAAGACCTTGCTGAAGGATTTCAGCGCGCTGGTTCTACTGCTGAAGATGCTGGTGTTTCTTTTGATGAACTTCTTGGATTAATAACATCAGTCCAACAGAAAACTGCGCGTGGTGGTGCTGTTATTGGTAACGCATTTAAATCTATTTTTACTCGACTTAGCAGGGGAACAACTATTTCAGAATTACAAGACCTTGGAGTTGAAATAGATGCATCTCAATCTGGCGTTCAAAAACTTCAAGCTCTTTCTGATGCTTTAGAAAAAGTGGCTGATCCAACCGTGGCTAGTAAAATCAAAGAACTTGCTGGTGGTGTTTTCCAGATTAACGTTGTCTCTGCTGCTCTTAAAGATTTATCGAGCCAAACTTCAATATTTGCCGACGCTGCTGCTAGATCAGCCTCTGCATCTAATGAAGCTTTTTCTAAAAATGAAGCTCTTAATAAGAGTCTTTCTGCTCAAATTAATGCTTTAGTAGTTGGCACTACCAATCTTGCAGAAAAACTTGGGCAGCTTACATTAGGACCAGTTATTAGTGATTTAACTTCTTTAGCTACTAAATTAACAGAGTTTTTGAACTCTTCTTTAAGTGAGGATGATGGGAATGCTTTAATAAAAGGCTTCTTTAGAGGTATATCTGCTTTTATACAAGGGCCGGGTATTATTCTAGTCACAGGAGCATTTTTAAACATATTTAAGATCGTTGCTAAGTTTGCGAAAGAAGGCTTCCAAGACCTTCTTAGAATTGGTTCTGGACAAGAAAAAATCAAGTCTATTGAGGCTGGAATTGTTCAACTCCTTTCTCAAGATGCCACACTTAGAAAACAACTTGTTAGCACTACTCTTACCCAAGCACAAAAAGAACAGCTTGTTATTCAAGCTATTCAGAGAGAGAACGCTCTTTTGAGAGAACAACAGGCTATTCTAGCTCAGTTGGCTGCTAGTGCGGCGAGGGCGGGTGTAACTGGTTTTGGTGCTGGAGGCGGCTTTAGTGGAAAGAAGGGCAAGGGTTTTTCTGGCGGTTTTGTTCCAAATTTTGCCGTGTCTCCACAAGAAGAGGCGATGGAGAGAGTTGGCGCTGCTGTTCATGGTTACAAAGCTGGAAGAGTTAAAAAAGGAAGAATATTTGATGGTAGTGGTGGTAGCTTTACAGGCGTTTTTAATACCGCAGAAAAAAGAGACGATTTTGTAAATGCGGCTGGATTCAAAGCTACAATGATCACGCCTCCAAACGGTTTTGCTCAAGGATTCGTGCCTAACTTTAATCTTGGAAGTGCTGGAGTTAATCAGCTTAACGCCGCTCGTAAAGCAGCACAATCTTCTCCCAAAGGAGTGGGAATGTTGAGAGGTCAACCCTATAAATTATCTCAAATCGACGCCGAAATAGCTAGACGAGCATCTCAATCAAAACTCATAGGCTCTAAGGAAAATAGATTACGTGTTGGCGGCTCTAACGAATATCCATTTTTAGTTCCATCACAAGGGGCTGTAGCTTCTGGAAACTTCCAAAAAAGGATACAAGGCACATTTAAAAGGGGTAAAGACACGGTTTACTATACATTAACAGACGGGGCAATACGCGCTTTCTCTCCAAATTTAGGGGGTCTTGATCAAGCTGCTGATCCTCACGATGCAAAAATACAAGAAAATATTGAAAGTAGTCTTATCAAGGGTGCATTCAACTATGCTCAATTGCTTAAACCACTAGGGGGAAATAAGTCAAGCGAGGGCGGGATTAAGGACCGCTTGAACGTTGGTGCGGTTAATGCGGCGGTAGGAACCGCTTTTGAGGCAGCAGTTCTTTCTGCTATAGATGCTACAATTGATATACCAAATGCACGATTTGATGTGCCAAGTTTTTCTAACTCAAAAGAATTAATTGACTTATTCAATTTACCTAAACAATTCACTAAAAAGGCTGCTGATTTAAAAGCGACAGGATCAAAAGGCAATATAGATAGCTTTGTTGCAAAATTGGCTTCAGCGGAGGGAACTGGTGTGATATCACAAGTTGGTAAACCAGCAATAGTAGGAGGAAAAACAACAAAAGGAAAAACAACAAAAGGAAGAGCCGCTGGATATATACCTAATTTTTCTACTTCAAATAAAGGGGTTCCAATTTCTAAAATAAGATTCCATCAAGATAAAGATGGCAGAAGTTTTATTACAAATACAAGGGATGAGCCAAATGGCGCGCTTGATGTGCCTACGGGTGCAGTCACGGATGCAATTAATAGAGAAAGGCAAGGCATTTCAATGTTTAGTGGCGGCTTTGTTCCTAATTTCATAGCTGCGGTTCCAAACAACCCTCAACCAAGTTCAGGAAGTGGTAATGTAAAGGAAGTCACAAAAGACCTCGATGATCTTGACAAGGGTGCTAAAAAAACATCAATGGGACTAAGTAATTTAGCCTTTGCTTTTTCTTTTGGCGTTCCGATAATTACTGATATCGCACAGCGTTTTAACAAAGCGTCTAAGGAAGCAGAGGATCTATCAAATAAATCAGTAGATTTAGAGAACGCATTAAAGACAGTTAATAAAGAGACTCAACCAGAGTTATATGCTGATTTAGAAAAAAAGATTAGAGCTAATAATAAAGCTTTAGAAGAGGCTGAAAAGCAATCCCAAAGTTTTACTGACACTCTAAACATAACAACAAGTGTTATAAACTCATCCGTTTTTGTATTGACTCAATATTCAGATGGGATTAAGAAAATAGGCGCAGCTATGCTGGCATCAAATGTAATTGGAGCCACCCCTGCAAGGACCGCTACTACTACTGCTGCTACTACTACTGCTGCTGTTGCTGCTTCTGCTGTTCCTTTGCCAGTTGGAGGGGGGAAGCTTGGAAAGTTTGGAAAAATATTCTCCCCACTTACAAAAATAGGACCAGCATTTGCTAAATTTGGCTCTGTTCTTAAAGTATTTGCTGCTGCGATTGGAAAATTTGCTTTAATTGCTGGTCCATTGGCTATTGCTGCTGCGGCACTTATTTTGGCTGGTAAGGGCTTAATGGATGCGGCGAAGGCAAGTAAGGAGCAGTTAAAAGAAGAGAAGGCTAAAATAAGTAATCTTGCTAAGAGTGAGCAACAACTCCTTTTAGAGCAATCTGTCCGCGATGCTAACAAAGCTGGACTTGTCAAGGAAGATGGGAGCTTTGACCCTCTATCCATAGTTAGAGGAACTAGTCCACTTGGTAATTTTTTAATAGATTTACCAAAGGTTATCAACGACGAAATGGAATTAAAAGACGCTGCTAATCCATTTGATGAGTTCGGAGCGAACGCTGTGGCAGCGTTTGGAGCCGTTAAAGCACTCTTTGCAGATGAAAATCCAGCGCCTTTCATAGCATCAGAAATTGAAGCTTTACAAGAAGCTGTTAACAAAAATCCATTTGAAGGTGCTAAAGAAACTGTTGAAAAAGCTTTAGAGGATTTACCAAAGGCTTTTGACAAAGTAAATTTGGGCGATAAGTTGTCCATAGCTTTCCGTAGTCAACTGGAGATTCTTGAACAGAGTGTTGCTAGAGGAGGTAGATCAT